TATATCTCTTTCCCACGGCATCATTGCCTCTACCTCGTCTAAACTCCAACCGTGGTGCTGTATCATTGCGAAGTTTGTTTTAATCATATTAGTTAAACTGTTGTGGGAGAGGCTGAGTCGAAAAAATCTTGTAGTCCTGTCAGTTTAAAACTATTTTTAGTTTTACATTTAGGACAGGTAAACTTAACAGTATGTTCTAACTTTGGCATATTTTCAAAAAATTCAGAAATCTTTTTAAATTGTTCTTGCGGTAGTGAATCTATAAATTCATTAAGTTCTTCTTCGGTGAAATTTTTGTAAACTTGTTTTTCATCGTAGATATAATCAATGCATTTAATAATTGTCTTAAATATTGTTTCGGTGTTTTCTTGCTCTCCGCCTTTCATATCAGACATTACACTTAATGTAGGATATTTCATAACAATACCTATATCACTATTAAGTTGAAGTTTAAAATCTTGTTTTTCTTCTGGAAGATTAACCTTGATATCCTTTAAATTAATCTTTGATTTATTTGTTTCGTTACATTTTTTACAAGACAACATAACTTCTGCAATATCATCAACAGATTTAATTCTTAATTGAAGAAAAAGATATTCTACATCAAACATAGGAAGATTTTCAACATCAACCTTGTTATCTGTACAGTTTGTAATAATTTGTTTCATTACATTTGCAATTTCAACCTGACTATTGCCTTCCATTGCCATAAGAAGAAGTTTTTCCTCTTTGACTAGGAATGGACGATATTTAATTGTCTCGCCGGTGGATGGAAGTTCCATTTCGTGGAACGGTGTTGCAATTTTTGGTAAAGCCATAATAATCTCCTATTATTTAAAATTCATCGGCTGGGATTTCTTCCCAATTTCTATAAGCAAATTCAACAGTTTGTTTACTATATGTATCAACGGCAGCATATCCCAATTCAATGGCAGCGATTGATTTTGGATATACACCAAACAACCTCACACCATATATGGGTTTATCATTATTTTCTTGTGGTAGGAGGGGAATTTGAGTGTCTGATGCTTTTTGTTTTGTTGGATATTGATATATTTCAATTTCTCCCGTATACACATCTGAATACTCGAAGTCACCCGCTCTTGAAGGTCGGTTTGCAAACCCCATTCCCAATCTTTGCCACATCCTTCCACGGGTGTTTCGCCGCAGGGCACTCTGTTTATCTTTAAAAATTAAACCTTGCCAAGCATTAAAGAATTTTCTCAACCACATTTCCTGGTCTAATCTAAAAGTCAGAGACAAATCACCACTGTATAGTCTTTCATATGGATATTCTGTTACAGGTCCATATATTCTATTTGGTTGTGTAGAAAATGCGGCGCCTGGTAATACGGCACCTTCACAATTAATTGTCAATAATTTTGTACCCATTTCTCTAGAACCTGCTGGACTATTGACTATGTTAATAGTATTTTGATAACCGCTGCCCATAATAACCACTTCGTATAGAGTTGGTTTTACTACTCCAAAAAAGTTAGATTTAAATTCGTTAAGACTATTTTTAATTTTTGGTGAAGCCATTTATTGTATTTCTTCCTCTAAGGTTTTTGACCATATTGCTCTTTTTCCTTGCTTTTTAAATCTCTCTACTGGGAGATTAACAGCGATTGGCCAATCGGGTGCTGATATATTTATAACATTTCCTTGAATTCTATTGATTTTATATTGACGAAAACAAGATTTGAATATTCTCCACCTTTTATCCCTTTTCATTTTTTCATATGGGAGTATTATTCTAGTTCCCTGTCTTAATTGGCTGTCTGTTGTATATTTTAATAATTCTATAAACATAGATAATCTTCTTTTTGGAGGAATGTAGTGAAGATTTACACCAAATATGTGGTTTTTGGTTCTTCTCATTAATAGAAGCAGGGGAAATGTATCATAAAAGGGTAGTGTTGACTCATATTCGGGTTGATTATAGAAAAAGAAATATAATTTACCAAGAAAATACCTGTTTGCAGACCTTCTGGATGGGTCGGTAATTATTAATTGTCTTAACTGATTAATTTCAGAATTATCAACATTTTTATTTATAGTGTCTTTAAACCATTTATAATATGAAAATGTGGTTTGAGAAGTTAGGTTAGTATTTTCTCGAATCTCCTGAAAGGTATCAAATATACTAGGTTTTGTAAATATATTTTTAGCCATTTATTTTTTACCCGCGAACAATATGTCTTCTGTTATGATTTGAAATTTCCATCCTCTGTTTTCTGCATATTCTTTTGCCGCATCCCATTTTGCTGAATTGATACACCAATTTTTAACTTCATTTAAGTAATTCTTTGTTTTTCTTTGAGGTTTTTTGGGTTCAGAGCATTGTTTCTTTGGTTTTATTTCAATAAGACGAGTTCCAATTAAACCTTCTTTATTCTTAACTTTAACAACAAAATCAACAAAATATCTATGCATTCTTCCATCGATAGGTGATTTATATGGTATAAATAACTCCTCAGAACCCCATTCTAAAACAGAATCTTTTGTATCACAAAAGACCATAAATCTTCTTTCCCATAAAGACCTATAAATAATGTTGGTGGGGTCACCATTATATTTATATGGGTTTTTTGGTTTAAATTTTCCTTTATAGGACATATATAATATGTAGTCAATTGCAAGGAGAAAGATAGATGGCAACAAATTTAATTAAATTTCCATTAGATTTAGATGATAGTGGAGATGGTAGTGGTAATCCAGAACACCATCATATGATGGTGTTTAGAATATATTCTAATTCATCATCATCACTTACCAGTACTAGTCATCAATCGACCGATGAAATAAGTTGGGACCCAAGTCCAGAAAATGCACTTCTTGAAAAATTAGATTCTTCAAGAAGTCAAGATGCAAAGTATCAGGGTGAACAATATGGTGGTGTAGTTACGGATACGGGAGCAGGCGTCTCGAATCTTTTTACAGATACGGAGGCGGGAAGAGCAACAATAGTAAACAAAGATGCTATTTATCTTCCATTTCCCCAGACAATTAATATGGCTGATGGGTGGAATTGGGAAAGTACTTCATTTCAAAAATCTGCGTTGGGGGAAGCAATCACAGGAAATGCTACCGAAGCAATTGCAAAAACGGTTCAAGGTTTGTTGGGTGGTATAGCAAAAGTTGCAGAAGAAAATGCAGAGAAAGCAATGTGGCACAGTCAAAGAAGAGTTGTAAATCCAAGAAAAGAAACAATGTTTAATGAGCCAGCGATAAGAACCTTCTCTTTTGAATTTGATTTTGCCCCCAGAAATGCTGCCGAATCCGCGGCTGCACAAAAAATTATACAACTATTTAAATATCATGCATCACCAGAATTAGAAGATAACACTAATGCTTTATACCGATATCCATCAGAATTTCAAATGTACTTCGTTTCAAACGGAGCAGAAAATTCGTATATTGCAAAAATAGATAGATGTGCTTGTACTGGAGTTTCCGTAAACTATACAAATGCAAATATGTGGTCTGCATTCAAACAAACAGGCGCACCAACACATTTAAAATTAAGTTTAGAGTTTACAGAACTATCATTACAATCCAGAAATCGATTGATGCAAATAGATGGACTTGGAGGAGATGTACGAAGCCCAGAACCACCCCCTCGCGACCGGGAAGAGGAGATACGCATTGGGCAAGAAAATGAGTGGGATATGACATCGCATATTGGTAATTCAGGTAGACGCGAAGAGACTTTCGAGGAGGGTTCTTATTTTACTGGTGAGGGTTTTTAAACAAAGGAAAACAATAAATGGCATATTTTTCAAAATTTCCAATTCTATCGTATGACATAAACAAAAGTGGTAACGGCAAACTTGCCATCGATGTGTTAAAGCGTATAGCATTAAGAGAAAACATAAAAACAGAAATATCTTATGCTAAAGAATATACAATAATGGATGGAGAAACACCAGATATGGTGTCATATAAATTTTATGGAAAATCTAATCTCCATTGGATTATACTACTATTGAATGAAATAACCAATCCATATACACATTGGCCGGTTAGTGATTATTCTTTAGATACTAAAATGTCAAAAGCATATCAAGGTAAAGCATTTTATATTGAAGATGATAATCTACAATATGAAAAGGATATGGAGGTTTGGGTATATGGTAGAGAGAACTCTGAAGGTATATGGCATATTAAAAGAAATATAAGAGGTCTTGTTAAAGAATGGGATTCTACAACCAGAAAATTAATTTTATATAATACATCAGGTACATTTTTAGTTGGTGATAAACTATCGGGAGTAAATTCAGATGGTAATTCTGTAACTGGAAAACTTGGTAGAATTGTCGATATTCATAAAATGGGATTACACCACTTTGAAGATAATGATGGAAACACATTAAATCCGTTGGCAACACCACCAGATTCCGATGGTAATCAGATATTAATAGGACAAGACGGTAAATCATTTCTAGATAGTATTTTACATTCATATATTACAAGTAATGATAGTGATATTACTACACACAAAGCAGTTACATTTGAAGATTTTGAAAGAGGATTAAACGATTCCAAAAGAAATATAAAAATACTAAGAAAAGATTTAGTAGATGTTGTTATAAGTGATTTAAATGGAGTGTTTAAATAATGTCAGATAATATAACGGGACAGGGTGTAAGTCAATTTCAACATAACAATCCCGAACCCACAGACCCACACAAATATGCAGGCGAGAACGATTATACACTAAAGGAAATTATAATAAAATCTCCGTCTGGTGGTGATGTAGATGTTTCTGGTGAAGGTGTACTTATTTCTTGTTCGATATATGAAGATTTATTTTCAAATACAATGTCTGCATCATTATCCTTTATGGATACAAATAATATAGTTAAACATCTCCCAATTATAGGACAAAATGAAAAATTAACAATAACCTTTAAATTGCCGTGGGAAAATAGCGAAATTAAAGAACTAACATATGAATTTGAAATTTATAGAGTAAGTCTTAGAAAAATTTCATCAGTTGGTAAACGACAAGTGGTAACATTAAAAGCAGTTTCAGAATCTCAATTCAAAAATATTCATACAAAAATAAGCAAATCATACTATGACACAATAGATGGTATGGTAGAAGAAATATGCAAAGACTATTTGGGCATTGAAAAATCTAAGAATGATAAGAATAGTGATGGGACTAACTTAGAAATTTTAGAAAAAACAGATTCTGAAAAAAGAAAATTTATCATTCCTAATTGGAGACCATTTGATGCCATTAATTGGTTGGCTGAAAGAGCAAGTGCTGAAGGTAATGGAAAAGCGTGTCATTATATATTTTATCAAAACAGAGATGGATATAAATTTACCACAGTAGAAAAATTATTTAAAGTTGATACGCCAAGAATGGAATACCTTTATATGCCAAGAACATATAGAGAAACTCCAACAAGATTTAGAGATGTTGGACACGAAATGAGAAACATTCAACGGTTAACCTTTGAAGAACCAGGCGATAGGTTGAACGAAAATATTGAAGGTATGTACGGTTCAAAAATTTTAACACACGATATAGTTACAAAGAAATATGAAGTTACATCGTTTAAATTAAAAGATGAGTGGGATGAAACAGCACACACAGAATCTGATTATCCGATATGCAGAAATTTAGATAAATATAGTAATGAAGAAGATACAGTTTTTTCTTTTTGCCCGATTCATAAAAATTTAAATATGGAAAACGATAGAGGTGGAGAAACAGTCGAACAAAATGAAAAGTATAAAGAATGGTTATTAAGAAGAAAATCTTTATTAAAACAATTATCAACACACATAATTAAAGTAAATGTTTCTGGTGATTCTCGAAGAAGTTGTGGTGATATTGTTTTTATTAAATTTACTCCATTAGAACCTGGTGAAGAAAAGCCCCTACCTACGGATAATTACATAACAGGTAAATATTTGGTAACTTCTATAAATCATGTAATAACGAGGCAAGGATATGAAATGAATATGGAATTAAGTAAAGATTCTGTATCTGAACCGTATCCAGTTTCGAGTAATTTTTTAAGAAGTCAAGACGATTCTGCTTCAAGCAGTATAGCATAAATAAGAAGACAATATATGACACTACAATTTTCACAATTTAATGAAATATCAGAAGGATTACACCTACTCAACGAGAAAGAAATCATTGTTGGTAAGGGTGCAAATTACGGACAAGTTATATTCTTGGTGGGTGGTGCTGGCAGCGGTAAAGGTTTTGCCAGAACACACTTCTTACAAGGAAATAAATTTAAAAAGCGTGATGTTGATGAATGGAAAAATATATTTTTAAAAATTGCTGCCTTAAAAAATAAATATCCAAAACTTAAATCACTAGATTTAAACAATCCCGATGATACTTCTATTCTCCACCAATGGGTAAAAGACAAAGGAATTAAAGATAAAACTTTAGATGCATTATTAAGTGATGTCAAGGTTGGTAGGCTACCAAACATATTATTCGATATTTCATATAAAGAAAAAAATGATATCGATTCAATTCTCCCTTCATTAATGGAGGCTGGATACAATCCAATAAATCTTCATGTTGTTTGGGTATTAACAAACTACGGAATTGCAGTAAAACAAAATCGTGAACCAAAAAGGGGAAGAGTTGTATCAGACCAAATTATGTTAGATACACATGAAGGTGCTTCAAACAATATGTGGCAAATGTTAAACAGTGGAACACCAAAAGGAATAAATGGTTCAGTTCATATTATTCTTGGTGGTAAAGAACATACTGTATTTTTTAAAGATGCTGACGGTAATGAATTTAGTGGACAACAAAAAAGTAAGTATGGAACAGATAGAGTTATAATTAAAGATTTTAAATACTTAACTTTAAAAGAGCCTGGTAAATCAATGACAAGTGATGCGGATTTACGCGCACAGGCTATGAAATGGATTGTGGATAATGTTCCAAGAACTTTAAAGAATGCAGGCATATTTCAATCGGATGAACCTGTTAATGAAGCAAAAGAAAATCTTTTACCAGAAATCTATTGTGATTTAGACCAAGTTTTAGCAAACTTTTTAGACGGTGCAGAACAAGTTCTTGGTAAAGCATATACCGATAAAGAATACTGGATGCAAGATGAAACAGGAGATAAGAAAGAAGAATTAACAAATAAGTCTCCTCACCTATTTCGTAATTTAAATTGGATGTCAGATGGAAAGAAACTTTGGAATTTTATTAGTAAACACAGTCCAAAAATTCTATCTGCATATCCAAGAAAATGGATGCCAAACGCAAAGAAAGATAAAGAACAGTGGGTAAATAAAAATCTTGGACTTTCAGGAAAAGATATTAATTTAGTCACAAGAAGAGAGAAAAGAAATTATGCTATTAATGAAAAAGGTCAACCAAATGTTTTGATTGATGACCACCCAAAAAACATTAAAGAGTGGAATGCTGCCGGTGGGGTAGGTATACACCATACAAATGCATCAAGTACAATTGCAAAATTAAAAAAAATGGGATTTTAAATTATGGAAAATTTTATGGGAAAGGATGGGTTTATCTGGTTTCAAGGAGTTGTTGAGGATGTCGATGACCCCCTGATGCTAGGTCGTTGTCGTGTTCGATGTTTGGGATGGCACACCGATGACAAATCTTTAATCAAAACTGAAGAC